TCTTAAATGATTAAGAATTTTATTTTTTTGAGTAATTTTCATTTTCTTGTCCTTTGCTTTTGAGGGGGCTTTTGCCCCCAATAATTACATTTTTTTTGAATTTACTATAGAAGGTTTATCGCCAATTTTGACATTAACTTCTAATTGATACCACTCGTCTGTGGCTCCATACATTGCGTCGATAACATATGTTTCGCAGAATTTTTTTTCTTTAATCAAAACAGCTGTATAGCCTTGCACATTTTCAACATAATCAATTGCTTTATTGATATATTTAATATCCATTTTAGTAATTAACATTTTTTTGTCCTTTGTTTTTACTTCTTATAGCATATAAGTAGGGACAGTTGTCCCTCTTTTCAAGTATTTTAAGAAATTTTTTTTAATTTTTTTTCCTATTAAAAAAGGGGGCTTTTGCCCCCTTATTTATGATCGTAACATTTCGGGAAGTTCGTTATTCTTTATTAATTCCCTGACTTTTTCATTGAGTCTGTTAAGGTGATAGTCCTCTCCGTATTTTTTAATTAACAGATTAGCGAAATGAGTGGCGTTTTCTAAATCGTCCAATGTTGCGGGCGCAAAAAAACCACCATTTAAAACTTGATAAACAGAGCAAATATATTCTTGTTCTATTGTCGGATTTTTATTATTCATTTACTTATCCTTTGCTTTTAAGGGGGCTTTCGCCCCCAAGATTATTTAGTTTCCGCATACACTATAAAGTCGCCCGACCAGGTGTAACCCCATTTAGGTTTTTCGATTTTTTCACCTTTACGATCAACAATTTTTTTGCACTCATAAGCGGTTTTTAACCATCCGTCGAAATACTCAGTTCTTTTATTGCATTTCATAAAAACAGTTTTATTTCCATTCGTTAGATTAGTCATAAATTGAGTTCCTATTGGCAAATCTTTTAGGAAAAATTTTTTACAATTTTTAAGCATTTCTTGTCCTTTGCTTTTATTTCTTATAATATATAAGTAGGGACTGTTGTCCCTGTTTTCAAGTCTTTCCAAAAAATTTTTTTATTTTTTTTTACTTTATATTCGCTAAACTGGTTACAGCTCCCAACTCTTGAAAATGTTTTACGCCTATTTCAGGCGGGGCAATATTATACGTTGAAACGTCATTTTCTTTTGGAACGGTTATCGCTATTTCATCTTTAGGAAATGACATTGAAAAACCATCAATAGACCTATTAAATAAAGGTTTTAATTTTCTTATAAGTCTGCTCTCCCTTACCGTAGCATCGCCGTCAAAATAATGAGGCTCGATCGCTAATCTGGAAGCATGCAAAAACCATTGCTTCTCGCTATGGGCGGTTATTCTTGTTTTTAAATTTTTAGTTTTTCCCACATATAACGGAATGAGTTGATCGTCTAATTCTTTAAAAAAGGTATAAACGAAATGAACGTCAGCCGAATACATTTCTTTATGCCACTCAATAAAGTTAGCCATATCATCCAAAAATAAAATAAAATCTTGGTGAGAAAGACTTTGCCGATAACTTAGAAAAATATCTTTTCTATTTGATAAATGAAATTTTATTTTTTCTTTCATTGCCTCATAAGCAAAAAAACCTTTATATCTTGCGGTTTCTTTAGGATTTTTAAAAGTTAATTTCATTACACGTTTAAACTGTTTATCATAAAGTGGTGGCTCTAAAGGTCCGGAATAATAATTCATTTTGCTGTCCTCTTTTTAAATTCTATTGCTTTTAGTAAATGACCATCAGTCCATCGTTCATCGTTCAGCCAATTGTGAAGGTAAGGTATATATTGGACGTCGGTTTTCTTGTAAGCAAAAACCTGGAGATCAAATATTTCTCTTAATTCTTTTTCGGCAATTTTTTGCAATGCCTGGACAAACGCACGCTCAGCTTCTTTTCGTTTTGCTTGGCGTGGATACTGGTTCCAATAATAATTAAATAAATCTATTTTTTCTTTATATGTTATTATTCCTTGGTTAATAGTTCCAAGGTTATGGGTAGGAATTTCTTTCCTAGGTAGGGTGGAAATATTTTCCGCGGGGGTAGGATCATTTTTCCCCCCAAATAATAAACGATATTGATTGGAAGTTTGAGAGCCATTTGCTCTTTTTCTTTCTATTATTTCGATAAGCCCCAAATCCTCTAAAACGGTAAGGTGCTTTCGTATACTTCGGTCTGACATTTCGCAAACGTCTGCTAGCCGCTTCTGACTTGGTATGCAAAGCCCTGATACGCCATTATGGTGATCGGCAAGCCAATACAGCACAATTTTAGTTGACGGCTGAAGCCCCGTTTGCTTCATTGCTAGAGCCGTCCAATAGTGTGACATTAAAAACCTCTTTATTTTTTTTTATTCTTCGCTATTCTAAACGCGCAAAGCTTCTCTTTGCTGCGATACTGACATAGTATCCGCCTCTTTAAACTCAAAAAGAGCCTTTATTGGCTCTTTTTTTTATCTCTTTAAGCTTTCAATTCAAAGTTTTTTCTTCGGTATTAAATAAAGCTTTATAACTAAGCTGACCATTTTCGCTTACACGCCAATGGCCTCCCTGAGTATCCGTCCACATCATTAAAGGCACTTCCTCTATTGGAACACGTTCAACAAAACCAGTTTGCTCTAAGCTGAACAAAGCTGAGCCGTGAACTCCGATATCTTTTGCTGTGAACTCTTGCCCCTCATGCTTTTGAGCGGCATAAATAGCCTTGATCGTCCTTTTTCTACTATTACTTAAAAAATAAGTTCGCATTTTAACCTCTTTACGCAAATTCCATAATTTTATCTACAGCAACGTCCATATCGCCAGTTGTCCAGTTTGTAAGATATTCTTTCAAAATTACATCAAGCACATCGCTATAAAGTTTTTTAAACTCAGCCTCGTCCATTTTATTAAAGCTGATACTTTTCGGCACTACTTTTACTTTCCCTTCTGGTGTCAACTCTGGCGTATAGTATCCTGCCTTCACAGTCACAAAATTGCGGAACATTTCAAAACTACAACGAGCATTTCCCCATTGAGTCTCGATTTCCGGCCATTCGTGATTGTCAAATGCTACTTTGAGCATACTAAAAAATTTGCGGTGAAATTTATTATTTCTATTTTCAGTGACATTTACCGAAATAGGCTTGCCCAATTTGAGAGCATGAAACCAGTTGCTAGCTTCATCATCGTGAGGGACAAGCCCCGAGTGAGAGCGAAAGAAATTAAGCTTTGCCATCAATCTGGTACTTAGAGAGTTCATCTATAAGCCCCTTTATTTCTGAGTTAAATTCCCAAACTGCACTAATAATTTCGTTGGCAAGTTTGTTATCTAATTCAAGCCTTTTCCGGTACATTTGCATATTTTCCGGAAGTCTTGGGTCATAACTAATAAAATCACACCATTTCTTGCGAGTACAAAGCATTTGCCCTGTCATTTGCAAAATATATTTTTGCGGGATTTTATCGGTTAAAATTGTATCAATATGGGTTTTTGTGGTTGGACACTTTATTTCTATTAACCCATCGTCAACAAAGCCATCAGGAGAGGCACCGAAATCAATTATATCCGGATGCTTTATAAATCCAACGTCTTTTATATCTTTGTCAAATAAATACTCATAATGAGTTTTAGCATTTGCCTCATTCTCTAGTCCCCATTCCATAGCGGCATTTGTGAAAAGAGTTTCGTTTGGCGTGCCGGTTAATCTTTCTGCCAATACTTGCTTTTTATATCCTTCTCTAGTCTGGCTTACTCCCGATTTGGTTTTAGCCATAACATCAGAAAGGCGGGACGCAGTTACGCACCCCGCTCTGGCAAGATGCCATTCCTCAGTCCGCTGTTCCATCAGCCGAGCCTTTTTGCTTTTTTAATTCAATGACAGGATTTTCTTGAGCCGCTTCGTAAACAGTTTCTATTTTTTCAACTGTTTCCTCTGCGTGCGCCTGATCAGCAATTTGCTTTTGCAATTTAGTTTTTAGCAATCCTAAACATTTTTTTGCCTGATCAGTATTTAATTCCTCAAGTTGCGAAACTCCATAAACCTTGAGCATTTTTTTCTCATTGGTATTGGTTTCTTTTACAAGATCATCAATTTGCAAAATTTGATCGTCACTAATTTTTTTAGGTTTAGCTACAACAGCCGCATTTCCGTCATCGTCTTCAGTTGCCAAACCCGCCATCATCATCAAGCCATAACGCCTTGCATAAGTAATCGCTGAACCGTAGCCTTGCATATCATTTTTGCTCACAACTAAAGGAACGTGATTGTGCAGACTTTCACCGCTTTCGCCATGAATAAAAACAGTCGTGACACTTAAACCATTTTCCGTTTCGGTTTCTATTGGTTGAATTACAGCAATTCCGTTGCTGTTTAACGCTTCCATACAAGCGTCCATAACTGACGCAAGATTAGCATATTTAGATTTAAAGTGCGGGTTTGAGCTTTTTTCTTTGGCTTTACCCATTTGTAATTGCGCTTTAGCTAGCGCAGTTGCTATTCCTTTTACTCCAGACATAGTATTTTAACTCCATATTAGCACAGCGATTAATCCACTGTATAAGATTACGAAAAGTGCCAAAGCACCAATTAATTCACCAACAAGTTGTCCTGGACTAACTTGAGTGAATGCCTCTTTAATTATTGCAAGTGTTTCCAATTTGTCCTCCGTTCTTGCTGACGTTAGCCTATATTCTTGTTAATTCTTTCTCAAGTCTTTATTTTTTTATTTTTTTTGCTATGGTGGATTTATGCAGGTTCAATTGCCTTGGATGCCCAAAGAATTGAGCCCTAATTCTAGGGTTCATTATATGAAAGCGGCAAAGATAAAAGCCCAATACAAGCTGGCTTGTTTCGGGTTCTGCAAAGCAGCGTTGCAGCCGTTCCAGGGAAGCGTCTTGCTTTCAATAACATTTCACCCGCCAGATAAGCGAAAACGTGACTTAGACAACATGCTAGCGGCTCTGAAAGCGGGTTTAGACGGCTTATCCGAAGCTATTGGGGTAAATGATTATAATTTTGCAATTACCATACGTAGAGGCGAGCCTGTTAAGTATGGTGCGGTTAACATAAAGGTTTGTCCAGA